GTCCACCTGCTTTGATTTAAAAAACAGGTATTCCATCCACCCCGCCCATTGATTGTGCGCCAATTCTGAAAGTTTTTCCCGCAGTAAGAAAACGTCGAGATCGGGCGCTTTCAGCCGTTCAATCTCAGCCCGCGCCTCGGCAAGCTGCTCTTGCAGCTGCTGATTCTCTTCTGAGGCGCACGTAATCGTATATTGCTTGTTTTCAATCTCAGCCCGCGCCTCGGCAAGCTCTCGCTCAAGCTCTCGAACATAAACAGCAGGAACTACGCCCATAACAGCGCTGCTGCTTCGTATTTTTCCGACTCTTTCGCGTTCGTCAGTCCATGGTGTATCGCTCATTTCTTTTCATCCTTTCGATTCGTCTTCTTCGCCTCAGCTCCCGCGCCACAAACTGCCGGCAGTCTCGCAGCATCGCTAGCTGTGCGTGTTCAAGCAGCGGGTGAGTTTTGGGGATGGTGGGGAGGTTCATACCCTGGCTGCTTTCTCCAGTTTGCGCAGCTGCACTTCGATCATCTTGACCAGCGTTCGACGATTAGCCCCGGCGCTTTCTCTTTCTAGAGCCAACGCGAGAACTTCTTTCGAAAGACGGCTGACAGCATATTTTGCACAATCAACGCTTGAACCAAGCAGGTTTGTCGCCAGTTTTTCATTTTCAAATTCGTGCTTGTCACAGGTTTCTGAATAAGGCTTGAGAATGTCGTCATTACTACGTGGCCCCCAATAGCATCTACAGGTCGGCTTATAGTCATTGTTCAAGTATCCGCAATTTCGACAAACGCGGGGTTCTAAAAGTTTGGTCATTGTGTTTCTCCTGTGTATTTTCTTATCCTGGCCTTTAATGAATCCAGGACGTATGCCTGAGCCTCGTCTTTTTTATCCAGGGCGGCGACAGCTTCATATACGCAGATTGTTCTGTTTTCTGGCTCATATCCTTATATTGTCAGAAAAGTGATAATAATTAAAGCCGGGCCTGTGGAAAACTATTCCTCTACGGTTTCGCCCGTTTCAATTGCAGCGCCAACAAAAGCGCAATCAGGGCACTCAAGTTCTTTTAAACTCGTTGCATCAGGCCTTACTGCAATCCAACGATGCAGGCATTTAACGCAAATCACCTCAGATACTTTGTGAGGGCGACGAGAATCTAAGTCGATTACCTGGTTGTTCACGCTGCCTGCCCTTTTTTATAGTTACTCATTTGCCTTGCTCTTTTCTTGCGTCCAGCTCAACGCGGCGAATAGTCACGCTCTTGGGCGCGATGATCCCGATGCGGATCTGATTTCCCTCTCGACCAAGCATTGTGATGGAGACCGTGTCCCCGATTACCAGGGCTTCGCCTATGCGTCGAGTTAAAATCAGCATGCCTCCTAATTTACTCATGCAACTTTCTCCTTTTCATCGTCGTAAGCCAGATCGAACAAGGTCAAGCCATTCGCAGGGATACCAGGGCGGTCTGACAATTTCGGTTCGTGAGAGTTCTGGAATTGTGCATCTGACTTCGAGCTGATTGCGCTTGAAGTAGTGTTTGTGGTGCTGGCATTTGAGACAGGAAAGCTTTCGTTTTCTGTTTCCGGCCATAACTTCAGATATTCCTTGTGAGCTGTTGCACATTCCAGATTCCCGCATCCTTCACAGTTATTACTGTTACATTCAGCATTGAGCCGCGCCTTGATTACGGCATTCAACGCCGCGAATTGTCTTCCTTGCAGCTCATACTGCTCCTGGAGTTCTGCTTCATGTCGCCTGTGATAGTCGTTTTCAGGTTGGATTAACATGCACTGTGCCCTCCAACTCCTGTTGTTTTGAGATTGCAAGTTCTCGCCAGTAATCGCGTTGTGCTGTAAGATAGTCGATTTCCTGCTTGAGCAACACGATCAGGCGCTCGCGTTCTTCAGGGATCTCGGTTTTGGGAGTTTTGCTGGATATGATTTTCAGATCGTTGTTTGTCATTTTTCAGCCTTTCTGCGGCAATCTTGGCGGCTTCTGATATGGGCAGGCCTTTGAACGGATTTTGAATACGCTGGAATTGTGCTGGCGTAAATTCAAGTTTTTTCAAGTTTGTGTCTGGTTCTGGCTGCGTGAATCCTTTCGCCTGATTCTGCTGCCATTCCAGAAAACGCTTGGCAATATCGCGCACCCGAAAGCCCTGATCTGTGGTCGAAATAGATCTGTCGAATAATCCGCCCTGGTCAGCCAGTTCCATCAATTTGTGACTGATTGACTTCAGGAATTGATAAGGATCTTTGTCGCGTAATGCAGAATACAAGCGTTCTTCAATGGTTGCAGCGGTAAGGGTCGGCTTTAACTGTTTAATCAATCCTGCTGCAACCGAAAAGCGGTAAGGCAACGATTCATACTCATTCTTAAACCGTTGAAACGCTGTGGCGATTTCTTCTTCCGAATACTCTTCAAGCTCTTTCGCCCATTGTTTTACACTTGGTTCTTTAAAGTCTGCTTCATAACGAATTGATATGGCCTTGATGATCTTTTCAGCATAGCTAGTAGATTTCTGGCTCAAAATGCTCAGCTTCCTTTCGTTGAATTCTTCTGTCTCGCACCTCGCAGACGATGTTTCGTAGATACTTGAGGTTATTCTTGTTCTTTTCTTTCCGCGCTGTTTCAATGTCTTCAAAGGTGCAGCCTGTGAAAATAAGCTTTTCGCCGATTAGAATCTCTTCCGGGGATAGCGAAATTTTATTCAAAGCCTTTAATAGCTGGCCGTGAATATCTTTTGCATCATCAGGAATTACTTCTGGCGTTGGCGCTTCGTGTTCAGGAAAGAAGTCGGAAACATCGAAGGTATTTTTTGAAGATGATGAAGGTGGTTGGTTTTTTCCTTCTTCATCTTCTTTACTTTCCTTTCCTTTACTTTCCTTTACTTTACTTTGTGTACTTTTTTGGGAGTTTACCGGGGTTTTTTCGGAATTAACTATAGTTTCCGCTGGTTTCTGCTGCGGAAACTCTGGAAAGTCTAAAATCCAGTAGTTTTCAGCCCCAGCTTTTCGCTTTTTAGTGATCTGTTTGTATCTTTTTTGAATCCCTCTTGAAGTTAAAACATCAGACGAATTAAACAGGGCTTCGTTAAAAAAACCCCACTTAACCAACCTGGTTAAAACTTCCTGAATGAGATTCGCGGAAAGACCGGTCTGTTTAGCAAGCTTATATTTCAAAGCCTCTGACCACTTAATGTAATATCCTTGTCGGTATATCGCACAAAGCAGCCGGATAGCTATAGCTTCACCCTTGACACCGAATTCGCCAGCAATGATCTCGATTTTCTCGTCATTGTGGAAATCAACATCGAGGGGAAAGTAATCCAGTCCTTCTTTGATTGGTCTGGCCATTTGTTCAGTCCTTATTGTGGGAGTTCTTGTATCGCAACCAACACGCCGGGTTGGCCTTCTGTGTAAATCTTCTCTATTGTTTCCATACATATTTGCGAGTCATCGCCCCAGACCAAGTTTTTAAGAGCATCTTCAACGGCTCTGGCGAGTTTTACTGTGTCTGGTTTTTTTGTATGAAATTTTGGAGCAGAAGTTTTCAAGCCCTTTGCCCCAAAATGCCCTTTTGGTCTTTTGAGGTAGAACATCAGAGATACAGAAACTGCTTTGTCTGTAAGGGCCCAGTTCTGAAGTTTCATTGCCATTTCCGCTTCGTTTCGCACATCTGATCGCCACGGCTTATTTCGTTTGCAATCTTCAGTAACAATGGCTTGTTTGATTTTTTCGATATAAAATGCCTTTTTGCTGCCTTGAGTAGCCGGATCACCTTTAACAAAAAATTCAAGTCTCATTTGGTTGCCTTTCTGTAGGGCGGAGCCGAAGCCCCGCCATAAAATATTAATATCCGTGCCCGTAGCACATGGCTCGTCAAGGGTGTCTACGTTTCCCTTGTAGCTCCCCTCAATCAAAGGCATAGTAGTGATAAATGATAACGGTTCTTTCTTTTCCACTTTTTCCTCCTGTAATTTGTTTAAAAGCCCGCCTGGTGGGATTGGCTACCATGCTCAGACTTTCTCAACGCAACGGCTTCCATGACCGCTGCGGTATTCACGTTAAGCGGCCTGAGCGATTGACTGCGAGTCTAGGTTGTATGCTTCGGAAATGAAGCGCGAATACTTGCCGTGGGTCGAAAATAGAATCAGGCGCTTTCTTGCCCTGGTGAACGAAACGTAGGCAAGCCTGCGCTCTTCTTCCAGATTGCCGGATCTGATGGCGGTCTTCGACGGGAACTTTTCTTCTTCAAAGTCTGCGATTAAAACGTTGTCCCACTCAAGGCCCTTCGCAGCGTGCGCGGTGAGCAGAGTGATTTTGTCGAAGTTCTTCTTCTCAAGTTCGAGTTGGCTATCTTTCAGTGAATATTCTGCCAGCCAGTCATCAGCGGTAATTCCCGGCCAGTTGGTTTGCAGATACTCAATAACTCTTTCTTCTGGTTCCATTTCGAGATAGGCGCAGGTCTGTTCGTAAAACTCTATCAAGTCCTGCTCTGAAGTGATCGGATCCGTGTCGCCGTAGGCTTCATACCATGAGCAACCGTGATTATTCGCATGTTGCCAGATATCTTTCAGGTTCTGGCGAAAGCCGATTTTGTTAGCGGTCAGAAAGGCGATGTTATCGCGGGGATTCATTGCCAGTCTGAGGTAGGCACGCATAAACTTGAAAGACTCTGTCGCTTCGATTTCAGCGGTCGCCTTGCCGACTCGCAGCACGTTAAGGCATTTCTCTACGCAGGCCCTCTCGATCGCCTCAAGTGCTCTGTGCGTTCTGGCAATTACGGCTATCTCCTTGGGATCTTCAAAGGCCAGATACTCCGACAGATACTCGGCCACGAATTCCGGCGAAGAGTCCAGGGCGACTTCAAACACGCCTTCGTTTCCGGTCGCGCCGATCAGGGTCTTTTCTATTCGGTTCTCGTTATGGTCGATTAGAGCATTTGCGCGTCCGACAATCACATCAGCACATCTGAAGCACTCTTCGAGCTTGATGACTTCAGCGCCGGCATGAGCTTCCTCAAAGGCCAGAATGATTCCGATGTTTGCCCCGCGCCAGCCGTAAATAGCCTGGTCAGAGTCGCCGACACAGAACAGATGCTTCGGCTTCAAGATTTCATGCAGATTGTATTGCACCTGGTCTGTGTCCTGGTATTCATCGACAAAGATGTGATCGAATTTTGTCTGGTAGAATTCCAGGGCCGCCGGACAGGCCTTGAAGAGTTTCTGGACTTCGAGAAGTAAGAGATCGAAGTCGACCGCGTTACACTCCTTGAGTCTGGCGTGATACTCGCCGATGATCCGTTTAATGTTCAGGTCTTCAGGTTCGGTTCCGTCGTGAGCCAGAACACTTCTGGCCTCGCTGATGCTCTTCAGGGTTCCGTCGTATTTATAGGCCTTGATGATTTCCTTGAGAAGGTCTTCGGACTCTTCCGGAGTGATGACTGTTATAGACTTCCCGCTGTCGGTCTGATAGCCGATTTTGCTCCCCCACTGGGAAAGAATTCGGTAGCTGATCGAATGGAAGGTTCCGGCCCAGATCTTTTTTGTCGCTGACGCGCCGATCAGTTTCGTGAGTCGTTCCTTCAGCTCGTTTGCAGCTTTGCGGGTGAAAGTCAGACAGAGGATCGAGGACGGACTGACGCCCTCAGATACAAGTCTCTGTATTCTGGCGATCAGCGTCGCGGTCTTTCCGGAGCCAGCGCCAGCGATCATCAGAATATTCGGAGAGTCGCTGTTTATAGCCTGTTGTTGTGCTTTTGTCGGGTTCAAAATGGTGCCTCCTCTCCTAGTAAATCTTGCATAAGAATTATGGTCCTCTGGCAGTCGTCTGACTTAGCCTGGAGATCTCTTATTTCGCGATCTAAGCCGCTAATTTTCAGTTGGTTCTCGGTTATCACTTCGCGGATTTTGGCGGTTATGTCTGGATTGCTCACGCTGCCACCTCCCCGGATTCTGACCAGATGTATTCTTTCTGCTCTCCTGCTGCCATGGCGATATTTACAGCGTCAGACAGCGGTTTTCCATGACAGGAAGCAATGACGACCTGATCAAAGCCCACGGCTTCGACGGCTTTAATGAGAGCCGCGACGCTGTCGTCGTCGGCCTCGGCCAGTTCAAACAACCCAATACCAGGCTTTCCGGTTTTAACGATCTGAATACAGGCGACCAGGGCGGTCAGCATGATTGTTTTTTCACCACCACTCAAAGTATCAAAGCCGATTTTATACTTTTCATCTCTATGCCGATCTGAAACAATCCCGAATTCAAAGCAGGGTTTGTCGTTGTTTCCGGTCAGAGAAATGAAGGCCTCGCAACCGAAAGCAGCAGATACAATTTTCTGAAAGGGCTCAGCTAGTTTTGCAGAAGCGTTAGAAAGTCTTTTGTTTCTGATTTCTTTTACTTCTTCGAGCATGGATTTAACTTTTTCCAGCTCAGTTTCGAGCTTAATCCGTTCTTCTTCTGACTCGCTTTTCTTGTTTCTGATGCTCTGGACACTGACAAATTTTTTAATGTTTTCGTCAGCTTCCTTAACCTGAACGCGAAGGCCTTCGACTTTGCCTTGAAGAATCTCGACGCTTACAGGCGCTTGACCGCTATCGACGTTGAACTTTGCAAGCGCCTCTATATTTTCAGTATTAAACTTTCGATAGTTTTTAAGGGCATCATTTTCAACTTTGATTTCTCTTTCTTTGAACGCGTTGGCTTCGCTTGCCTTTTCTGCTTGCAGGGCAACGGTAAGCCCTTCTTCGACAACTTTTAGCTGAAGCCCGGTTTCTTCAATTTCGGTTGCGAAGTTGAATACCTTCAGCTCCCATTCGTCCATGGAGCTTTCGAGCGCACAGGCCAGAGCGTTACAAAAAGGACAACAACCTTTTTCGTTGAGGATTTGCAGCTTTGATTCGAGGTCCTCTTTTGCTGTTTCGGCCACTGATAGTTGCTTGGTGAGTTTTATTTTTTCCAGATCGAGAAAGGGTTTCGACTTGGCCGGATTAACGACAGGAACAATGGCAGATTGTAGATCAAGGATTTTTTTCTCAGAATTGGCGATTTTTTCAGAGGAATCGCTGATGTTTTTCTGAATTCTTGCGATTTGTTCATTCTTTGAGCTGGCAAGTTTAACGCGCTCTTCGTTTGTTGCGATCTCAGAAACAACCTTTTCGAGCTCTACAGCTGCGGTCGCCTTTCTCTCTTCCCATTCATTCAGGTTGCCGGCTGGCATTTCGCCGAGTTCTCCGGTAAGTTTCTGCAGATTCGCCAGACAACGCTTGATTTCCTTTTCAAGTTCGCTTTTTTTTGTCTTGAAAGTTTCCAAAAGTTCAGAAAAACCAGTATTTCCAGTGCAAAAAGAGAGTTTTTCAGAGAAGTCTTTGGGAGAAATTGAGTTGATTTCCGGCCCCATAGCCGAGAAAACAAAGTCAGCACGCTTTTCGTCAGACAGATTCAAGAATTCTGACGGGTGGATCGATTCAACCGGGTAACTGAAGCACGTCGGTATAACCAGATCCTTTTCAGAAACAGCTTCGCCATTTAGGGTTATGGTTTGCTTTGCGCCAGCCCCTGAGCGCTCGAACTTGCGCGAAAGGGTTTGATTGTCGGCTTCTATGCTAATTTCCATTGCCTTATCCGATGACAACTGGAAGGTTTTGCCAGCCAACTTGCCAAGGTCGGTGTAACCTGTCAGGCCAATTTTAAGGCCTTCGAGTATCGCACTTTTGCCTGAGCCATTGGCCCCGATTATATTAGTAATTTTTCCGAGGTCAAAAGATCCGGTGACGCCTTTAACATTTCTCAAATGTATTTTGGTAATCATGATTTAGTCCCCTTCCTCTTCTTTTGGGTTGAAATACGGGATCTCTTCCGCCTTGTCGCTCATGTCTGCAAACGATTTGTCGTCATCGTTATAGACACAGAAAGACATTGCGATCGCTTGCCGAAGGTTGTCCATTTCCTGCTGAATGTGTTCAGCTTCAATGCGGATTATTCCGTCGTTTTCTTCTTTCAGGTTGTCGTTGAGCGTGTTTGCAAGATTGCTGAAGGGCCTTGCTATGTTGAGTCGAAGGCCGTTCATAGATACCGTCATGGTGAAGGTTTTCGGTTTATCGGTTAGTATTTCGGCGCTCATGCTGCAGCCTTCACTTTCCCGATAAAGTCCAGAATTACGTCGTCAGGCGCGGCCCTGAGCGCTGCAAAAGATACGTTCATTTCTTTTCTAACTTGCATAATGCGGGGCTGAAGATCTTTAACCTGCATCAGCTTTTCGAGTTGCTTGCTTGCCGACAGTTCTGGGTTTGCACCTGCTTTTGTGGGCTTTCCTGATTCTTCTTCCCTCATTTCTTCAGAAACAACTCCTGTGTATGAGTGGTCTTCGTCATCTTCAAAGCCATTTGGGGGCACAACAACGGGAATCTCTGAGGGATCGGCGACGGTCGACGGCTCAAGAATTTCTGCCTCTTCGGTTATATCTTTGGCTTCCGCCTGGATGACTTCCATGTCTGCAGATGCTTCGCCAGCTGACAATTTCGCGGCCAGCGCTTCAAGATCTTCGCGCTTCTTCTTCGCGTCGCCAGCTTCGGCGCGGAAGCCATAAACAACGATGTGAGCGCGTTCTTTTCCCTGATCGCCGCATGTGACAGTCGGAGTTTTCACGGCAATGGCAGGATGCGTTGAGAGAATGAGGCGCTTCAAAACAGTTGTCGCGGTTCTTTCCAGAAAGCGCTGTTTCTGCGTGAAGCCCTCGAAAGCGGTCTGAATGTCGGGATGAGCCAGATTTACCCAGTAACCCATGTCGTCATGAACCGGCAGAAAATGCCACGCGCCTCGGACTTTCACTTCTTCTTCACCACAGATAACTTTTTTCTTGTTTTCCCATTTTTGTTGATAGGCAAGAAATGACTGCGGTTTTTCGCCCTGGATGCCAAGCGTTGCTATCGTGGGGTTGTATTTCAGTTTCGACTGCACTTCCTGAACCAGAAGTGTGTTGAGATTAACGAATACAGTCTGGTCTACTATTGCCAGAGAGCCGGTCGGAGCGTAGCCGATACCGATACCGCGAATGAAGATTGAAACGAGAGCGCCGTTTTTATCTTTTTCGAAGTATGGGTTGCCGACTTCTTTCCCGCCTTCGATAATGACGGTTTTCGGTCTGATTACTTCGACACCGGCATACTGGTTGGCCTTGTCGTAGCCCTGAGCGCAGATCATCGGTTTGTCCTGAATGAAGCAGAACTGATCAGGGAAACTCAGGTCAATCTTCGCTTTGAAGCCGCGCTTTTTCTCGTTGCCTTCTTCAATCCAGAACATGGAGCCGTCGCCCAATTTCGCCATGTTCTTTGCCTTGATTGCTTCGAGCTCATTCTTCATGTGTTCAAATTGCTGAACGGGAACCATTTCGTTATTCATAAGTCTCTCCTTAGTTAATTTGATCGCTGATCGCGGGCATAGAAACGAGGTTAAGCAGCTGCCTGATTTGCAGCTCGACGGCTGCATGTTTCTGAAGCAGCACGGCCTTTTCTTCCTGCGTGGTTGCTTTCGCAAATTGCTCTTTCAGCTGCTTGAGAAGCTGCCCCGGATACCTGATGTCGTCACTGGCTAAGTTCATGTTTTTCCTCGCGGTTGACAGCGTGAGACTTACGGGTTACACTTGTAGTAGAAAGGTCTCGGCGGTCGGCAACGTCCTCACACTTAACGTTACCAACCACCTCAGACCTCCTCTCGGAAGCCCGCTGCCTGGAGTCGTCAAACGCCGCAGCGGGTTTCTCGTTTTCGGATTCGTCGCAGAATCGCCGGCACCAGTCCGAAAGCAGCTGCTGAAGTTGCTGAAGTTGCTCCTGGGTGCAGTTGATCGTTAAATTTGTTTTCATGCTGGCTTACCGTCCAACACGTTGCTTATATTCTCGGATTTTGGGCAAAAAAAAGCATTGATAGAGTCTTTATAAATTCGCCATTGGCCGCCAACCCGATATCCGCTGATCTTGCCTTCTCTTAGCCAGCGATAAAAATTACTTGAGTGATGACTCTCGTCGAACTCGCTTCTGATATATTCGGAAGCTTGATTTATAGTCATTGTTTCGCTCATTTGCGGCTCCTTTCTTTTTAAGTTCTCACATAAATATACAAGCGACGTGTTGTTTTGTCAATAGATTTAATAAAATTTGTGAAATTGATAAGATGCCATTCGTTTTCCTGCAGGCTGCTTTTGTGGCCGCTCTTGTTTACGGCTTCAGCGTGTGGAGCAGCAAAGAAAAACCGGCAAAAAAATAGCCAGCCCTGATGAGCTGGCGCATAATGAGAGGATCTTTTGAGAGAGACGAATGATCGTCGGAAATTAGTATAGCATAGTTTTCCACAGGCCTGACTTTAATTATTATCAGTTTTCTGATAAGATGATGATATGAGCCAGAAAACAGAACAATCTGCATATAGCAAGCTGTCTGACAAGCGAAAAGCGTTTGTCGATGCCTATTTTGAATGCAAATTCAATGCCACACAAGCGGCCATAAAAGCAAGATACAGCAAGAAAACAGCTGATAGACAAGCTGAGAGGCTGTTGAGAAATGTTGAGATAAAATCGGCGGTCGAAGAGCGTCGGCAACAAATAGAGGAAGAAAACAAGCTCAAGATCAGTGAAGTCGTAGATGAACTTAAAAAGCTCGCATTCTCAGATATTACTCGGGCTGTATCGTGGAGAAAAGGGCGAATCGCTCTTAAGGACTCACAGGCCCTGCCTTCAGACGTTAAAGCTTGTATTGCTTCAATCACAGAAACTCCGACCAAGCACGGAATAAAGCTGTCTATCAAATTCCACGACAAAGTTAAATCGCTCGAATTACTTGGCCGCTACCTGAATATGTTCACAGCCAAGGTTCAGGTAGAAAGCAGTGGACTCGGGCTCGTATTGCACATGAACGGGAAGCAGGATGGAACAAAAGATTAAGCATTACTATGCCGAGCCGACGTTACAGCGTTTTCACGCTGATGATTCTTTCGTGCGTGGCATTCGTGGGCCAATTGGTTCAGGAAAGTCGGTTGGTATGTGCATGGAAATTATAGCCAGGGCGGCAACTCAACGACCTAATGCACTAAAGCAACGGAAAACGCGCTGGGCAATCGTCAGGAATACTTATGGAGAACTTAAATCTACATCAATCAAGACGTGGCAGGACTGGGTTTCTGAAGATCGTTGCCCGATTGTATATGACTCGCCGATACGTGGAACGCTGATTGAAAAACTGGATGACGGCACAATAATGATTTGCGAAGTGCTTTTCATTTCGCTCGATCAGCCGAAGGATGTCAAAAAATTGTTGTCGCTGGAGCTTACCGGCGCATGGATAAATGAAACCCGTGAAGTTCCGAAGGCCATTCTGGACGGTCTGACTGGCCGCGTTGGCAGATACCCGTCAAAAGCTGACGGCGGAGCAAGCTGGCGCGGAATCATAATGGACACAAACCCATCCGACGATGATCACTGGTGGTATCAGTGCGCAGAAGAAGCTACTCCGGCAGGCTGGACTTTTTACGCCCAACCGCCAGCCCTGATTTATGACAAGAACCATGGATATATACCGAATCCAGCAGCTGAAAACATCGCAAATCTTGAGTTTGGTTTCGACTATTATTTTCAGCAAATACCAGGTAAGACCGGCGAGTGGATAAAGGTTTACGTTATGGGCCAGTATGGGAATGTCCAGGATGGCAAGCCCATATACCCGGAATATAATGACGACATTCACTGCGCCAAGACTGATTTATTGCCATTAACCAACCTGCCGATTGTTCTGGCATTCGACTTTGGCAGAACCCCAGCTGTGATTTTCATACAGTTGACACCACGGGGGCAGTTGCGTGCGATTGATGAAATGTGCAGTGAGGACATGGGCATTGATCAGTTTTTAAGAGATGTGGTAATGCCCCGACTACGAGTTGATTATCGAGCATGGCTTGATGATGGCAGCTTGTATGTAGTTGGTGATCCAGCGGGTAATTACGCCGGACAGAACGACGAGACGACTTGTTTTGACATTCTCCGCAAGCATGGTTTCGACGCACCCGGGCAGGCAATACCGGCGTCAACAAACAGTTTTATTGCTCGCCGGGAGGCCGTTGCCGGTTATTTGCTCAGGCTCACAGACGGACAACCGGCTTTTCTTCTGTCACCGAAATGCAAAATGCTGCGCCGTGGCTTTCTCGGGGGCTATAGATACCGCAGAATTCAAGTCAAAGGCGATGAGCGCTATACCGACGAACCGGATAAAAACAAATACAGCCACCCGCACGACGGTTTACAGTATGGAGCCCTGAGAGCCGGCCAGGGCAAGCTGAAGTATGGCAAATTTGACCCAGAAATGCGATATCAAATCGCGAATTCAGCCCGCCTGGCGGCAATGTAAAGGAAAAACCGAATGCAGTTACTCGAAGAATATCAGAAGCGTAAAAAAATCAAAGTCAGCGATGAAGACCTGTTCGACATGGTTTCGTCAGATAAGGACGAAGCAGAGCGCTATTTTGACGCACACATAGTGCCATCGATCATTCGGCGCTACGAACTGTTACACAGTAATAAGCAGTATTACGAAAAGCTATTTCCGAAGCTATCAGAAGCCTCATCGTTCTCTGCAACCGACGTTAAAGATATCGTTGAATGGCTCATGCCGTCATTCACAGAAGTCTATTTTGGCGCTGACAAGATCGTTGGCATCTTTGGCCGCACTCCTGACGATGATCCAGAGGTATTGGAAAAAGTCATCAAATACCAGATGCAGACTCAGAACAATGGTTACGTGATTATTGATCAGTGGATCAGAGATGCGGTGGAGTCTGGCCTTGGTGTAACAAAACTGGATTGGGAAATAGTAGAAGAAAAAAAACTGAATTGGTATCAGGCAACAGCTGAAGAGTTTTACTCGATCCCGGCAGAGGAAGCCGAGAAGATGGTTAAGAAGGTTGAAGCCATGCCAGACGGCACGTATAAACTTCTTATTCGTGAGAAGGTGAAAACCAAAGATCAGCCAGTGCTCAGAAACATCAAACCTGGTGAATATATTTTTCTCCCAGACGAGGACAATTCAGGCCGTAACGTGTTTGAGTGCTACCGTCATTACATGCTCTATGACGACATCAGGCGTATGGGCAAGTCTGGAGTCTGGAAAAACACGGAAGACGATTTTCCGTTTGTTGATACTGAAGCTGGCCAGACAAACTCGATGGATACCATATTTGATGCAATTCGCAACTACGAAGGTGAAGGTGAGCAGCGGGTCGGTTATCTCGATGCCAGCACCAAAGATGGGCAAGAAGGCAGACGGCGCGTCATTGTTTATGACTGCTACGGAAAGTATGACGTTGACGGTGATGGTCTGCTCGAAAATGTTCACGTCATTATCTGCAATGGCCGCATTCTGTTTGTGGAAATCAACGAATACGAGCGCAACCCGTTCTTTACCATCTCGTTCTACGCCAACAGCTATCAGAAATGGAAAGAGGCCGTTGCTGACTATCTCCAGGACATTCAAGACTTAAAGACTGCTCTCATCAGGCAAATTGTCACTAACACCGCGATCAATAACAACAGATCGTTCGGAATTGACATGAGCCAGCCCGCAGCGATAGAGGACATTCAGGCCGGGAAACAGATGATACGGGTAGAATTGAACGGGCAAAAGAGCATAAGCGACTTGCTCCAGCCAATGCCGAAATACGAACTTGCGCCTGAGACTATGCCACTGATCGAAATTGCTGGGGGTTGGTCAGAGCAGCGAACGGGCATTACAAAATACAATCAGGGGCTTGATAGTGACAGCCTGAACAAAACTGCAACCGGCATTACTAAGATTATGGCCGCGTCTCAGCAGAGAACGCGCAAGATGGCCCGCGATGGTGCTGAAAATGGCATGGTTCCTCTCTATAAACACTTGATCACTCTCAACAAAAAGAACCTGGACAAAGAATTCACTTTCCGATTGACGAACCGGTATTACGAGTTTCACCCCGATGACATCAAGGGAGAATTCGATGTTCAGGTGACAAGCAATATCGGCTTACAGGATAAGCAGCTTACCGTTCAAAATCTGATGCTTGTGTTTGCTCAGATTCTTCCCCCTTTACTACAAATGGGGGCTGCATCACCGCAGGGTATGTATGAGACAGCAAAGCAGATCATCGAAGAGATGGGATTCACGAACCCTGACAAGTTTATCGGGATTGAGACGGGCCAGGCAGGCGCGGCAATGCAGACTCAGGCATTGTTGCAACAGTTGCCGCAAATGCTCGGTCAGATTCTGCAGTCAGCAGGTCTTGATCCAGAGACAGGCGCGAAGATTACCCAGGCGCTTATGGCCGGAATCCAACAAGCGCCGGCAACCACAGTTGATGGAGTAGCAGCATGACACTAGATGAAAAGGAAATTGCGCTCTTACGCAAAACATACGAGATCGGCAACAAGGCTGAGGCAGTTAAGGACGTTATCAGTGCTGTTTGTGACAGTATCATCGAACGCTGTAAAAATGAGTTTTCCACAACGCCGATAAATTGTTATCAGAATATTGATAATAACCCGATTATTATGCTACAATTAAAAATAGCAACGGCCCGAAGCTTTAAGACTGCCGTTGAATCAGCGATTCTGGCGGGCAAAGAAGCCGGATCAAAACTGAAGATGGAGGCGCACAGATGACCGGAGAAACCGACACAACAAAATCCACTCCTGACCTCGATGCAGAGACCCTTAAGAATTTTCTCAGCGCTCGTGACGAAGGAGATGCCGACTCGCAATCTGACGAACTTTCAGACGACAATAACGATGAAGAGTTCGACGAAGATAACGATGATGACTTCGAAGAAGGCGACGAAGACGAGGCCGGCGATGATGAAGATGAAGAAGAAGCCAACGACGAAGAAGACGAAGACGAAGACGAAGACGAAGACGACTCAGACGAACCTGAAGGTTCAGGCAAAACTGATGAAGCAGGCGCAGGCGATGACAACGAAGCTGGCGAGAAAGAAACGCAGTCATCTGCGTCTGCCGACACTGCCGAGCCGAGCCTCGAAGAGGAACTGAAAACAGGTATCAAACCTGATTTTATACCCGGCACCAAAGAATTCTTTCTGGCCACTGCCGAAGAAGCCAAAGCGAAGATAGTCGAAGAGCTTGGCGAGTTCGACGAGTATAACCCTGATCACATCGCCAGATTCAACTATTATGTGGCTGAAGCACAGGCTAATCGCAAGGCTGAATACCAGGGCGCTGTGAAAATCATCAAACAGGGCCGCGAACAGCGTGCAGCTCATAAGCGTGCTGTAGAGACTCAGAAACAGGTTGATAAGCAAATCGATTCTATTCTGAATACACCAGAGCTGAAACATCGCTTTGCCTCTTTGCTGAAAAGCATGGAAACCAATTCTCGCGGTGATTATCTGGTGCTCGTGGAACAGTTAGATCAGGGCAAACCAGAAGGTCTTATTTCTCTTGCAAAGCGTGTAGCTGGGCCACATGGTCGTCTACTCGAAAAGAAGTCTGGCAAAACGCGAAAGCAGGCACCGGAAAAGAATCGGCGCACAAACAAGGACGAAAATGTCATGACCGCTGCTGATCTAGGTTTAATCTAATCATTTCCTCGGCTTGCGGAGCAGGCTTGAATAAACACGGAGGTTAAAAGTATGTCTCTTAATGTTTCTCCTCGCGGGATGACCCTGACAATTGCCAATCCGACACTGATCATTCGTGAGATGGATCACACCATGTATCAGCGCCGGGCAAACTATGCAGCGTTTGTGGCTTTGCTGCGCCTGATGACAATGAAGCGCCGAAGTGCCAGCGCCCAGCGTAAAGGTTTTGCGAAAGGCGCGAAAACGATTAACTGCCACAACGCGAAATTCGAATGGATGGATATCGACTGTGGTGATCCGCT